ACTGATAGAATAACGCTGTAGTTCATTTAGAACGCGACGGTAATCAGGAAAGTATTTAGTGATGACTTCAACTAATACTTTCTCATCAAACTCAACATTCTCTTGATTCAGAATTTGCTTGACACGCTTCAGAAGAAGCGTCGCCATCTTTGCTTTCTGCCCATTATGTAGTTTGAAGTCAATTACAGTGCATCGAGAATGAAGAGGCTCGATGATTCTGTTCTTGTAGTTACAGGTGAAGATGAATGAACAGTTACCAGCGAACTCTTCAATCACACCACGAAACGCAGGCTGAGTTGAATTTGGATTCAGATAATCCGCCTCATCAATAATAATGACCTTTCGACCACCAATCAACGAAACAGAAGATGCGAATCCTTTGATCTTCGTTCTCAGAGTGTCAATACCAGACTCATCCGATCCGTTGATCAGAATATAGTCTGCGCCGATTTCTTCGCACATTGCTTTCGCCACAGTTGTTTTACCAACGCCTGCAGTTCCAGCAAGAATCATATTGGGGATTTCTTTTCGATCAACATATTGTTGAAATGTATTCTTCATTGTCTCAGGAAGAATACAATCTTCAACAGTCCTGGGTCGATATTTCTCGACCCAGAGTATTTGGTCAACATCATTCATAATATAAATTCCTGATTAGGAAAACAATTGATCGTATGCTTCGGTAACTTCTTCGTTCTCTGCAACAACTTCCTGCAGATTTCGCTTATGATAAATCCTTGCAAGTTTACGAGTCACCTTCGGCACAATCTCAAACTCATCTTTGATATCAGCAAAGATTTCTTTCACGAGATCGCGTTCAGCTTCAATGCGAGTATACGCATTGCTGATCTCATCAAACTTACCTTTCAGTTTTGCCTTATCCGTGGGATTCAATGTAGTCAACATAATCATTCTCCAAACTTAGAAAAACCTTGCTCAAGAGCGATCCAATAAAGGAGGCTTTCATCTTCATTTACAAACTTACAAACGCCACGAGAAGAAATCATAACCTGATAGTTGTCAGGAATAATCTTCAGATTCTCAACTTTGATAGCAACGGTGAACGGAGCATCAAATGCACCATCAACATCAATGCTCGCATCATCAACGATTTGACCTTTGACGTCAGTCGCCGTGAGTGAAACGCCATCATCTTCACTTTCGCCACGAATCACAATGTTCGGACACTTCAGAACATTCGCAGCAGAGAAAAGGAAGTTCAGCGTTTCTGCACTCAGAGTGAATTGAGCATCAAAAGTATCAGCAAGCACTCTACGCTCAGGTGGAGCAAGAATCAAAGTGGGAGAAGTAAATCGCTGACGAATTTTCGCACGACCACTCAGACTATTGAATTCAAGAAACTCTTTACCAATATCAACCTCATTATCAGTTGACATAGAAAGCAAACTCAATGCTTTGTTGAGATCATAGATTCCAAACTCATGGGGAAACTTCTCAGCAACAGTCGCCTCAGCAAGAACTGCTTTGTTGGGAGAAATCGTGCGCAGAAGTTTCCCAGGCTTTACAATAATCCCTTGATTGATTGTTGAGAAATTTTTCAGAACTTTTACAGTATTATCAGACAGTTTCATAACGAACCTCCATTACAAGAGAACAATATTATACTACGAAAGACCACATAATGGCAACAGTTTTTCAATTTCATTTTCTAGATCTTCGATACTCCCATCGTTGTTAATTGTGTAATCAATTCCTTCAGAACCAATCCAAGCCCATTCACTGTAATGAACTTGAGGAAAGTTTTCTGCCATTACATTTAAATCGCGTTTCGTGTTTACATCCATAGCAGGAAGATACCAGATTGGATCTGGACCTTTCTTGACTCTAATTATCATTCCACCATCTTCTTTGATCTTTTGAATTTCATTTGGAAAGCGAACATCAGCAATTACATAATTCTTACTGTGATTCATTCTGCGGAACATAGAATATACCCAAATGTTTTCATCAAATACATCTCTTCCAGATTCAGTCCCCATCAGTTGCAGCGCAGACCTTGGTGTGAATTCATAACCAAATCGATTTGACCACCAAGGATCTGCGCGCTCACGCCATCCACGAGAATAATCAGTGTCGCCTTCAAGCAGTTGACGATCCCAACCAAAGACAACTGATACTGCATCCTTCACAGAATTAGCAAAACTTTCTTTGACAAACCCACGTTTGTTTACGAGATAATCAGCGCAGGTTCCCTTTCCGCTTGACATGAAACCAACGAAACCAAGTATCATCACATTGATCCTACATGTTGCGCGACAGCTGGCATATCTCCTGTAAATGCGTATGTTCCGATATGATGAGTTTTCATCCAAGGACATAGCCAAACCTGACCGCCAATCTTTCTCCACCATTGACAGAACATATAGTCTTCAGAAAGATAGCGCTCAGAAGCACCAGCATCAATATATGTGTCGAAAAATGCATGAATGTTGCGGGTTCCATCGAAGTTTTGCTGACCAACATGATCAGGTCTATATGACTTTTCAGGATATGCTTCTTTAAATTTATCAAACACTTCGCGCTTAATCAGCATAAATCCAGTGCCAATTTCCATTACTTCAAGTGGTTCACCAACGCTGAATTGACTGGTACCAGCAACAGCATTGAATACATAATCGCCAGTCACTTTCTCAAGTTCTGCTGGTGAAATGTCAGGATTACGTTTAATTGCTTGGATAACTGATCCCCATTTGATTGATTTCTTGGGATAAGGTCCGCCAATGATTTCTTTATCAAGAGCGAGAAGCGCAATTACATCTCTCGGATCAAACTCAATATCTGAGTCAATAAAAAGAAGATGCGTGAATTTATCAGCTCTCAGAAACTCATCAGCAAGATAGTTTCTCGCGCGAGTGATAAGAGATTCATTGAAGATGAACGAGAATCGAACCTCAATACCATAACTGTTACAGACGCTTTGTAGATCGAGACAAGACTTCACATACATCCCATGAGCCATACCACCATACATTGGTGTAGCCACAAACAGTTTGTTCTTGCGCAGTTTCTCAACAGAAATTTCTAGTTGCATATTAACTCCAAAGTGTAAAAATCAAACCACAAAACTATATAGTCAACCGAATAGGCTCTCCAAAGAACTAACCACGTTCAACTTTTCTTTGAATCCGAAATGATCGTACCAAACTGAATCAACAGTATCATTTAATGACTCAGTGTACTTGCCAGTTTTTGTTTCTGCTTCGTCAATAGCAAGAGAAATATACTGTGATGCGATTTCTTTGCGATCAAACTGTTTCACAAATTCAAAATTGTTTGAAACAATTTCTTCATAATCAGCCTGACTCATTGACAGAAATTTATTGCAAAGATCACCGAACTCTTTTGGTGTTGCATCCCACGGAATCATAAGATAGTTCTTATTTGGTTTCAACAAACCAATTCCTTTCTCATTATCAGAAACACCAAGATTACGAGCGATTGGAACAACACCCATAAGCATAGCATCAACCACAACACGATTGAAATGTTCACCATACGTTTTCGACCATGAAGGATCTAGCAGAAATTTTACACGATTGAGAATTTCGTCGCGTTTTTCTTCAGAAACGAAACCAACATATTCCATTCCATAATCTAATGCATTCTGCCAGATTGGTTTTCCAATTCGATCTTCAGTTGCTTGCGGGTCACGATTCAATGTGCAATAGTATTCTGCTTTACACTTATCTTTTGATGACATGTATGATCGTTCTATACCATCACCAGCAATAACAACTTGACCGTTAATATAAGGAACTGCAGCTACAAGATCATCAACACGCTTCCAACGCTTGAATGTTTGAAGTGAAAAGATTGTATTTGTTTTCTTACCAAAAGATGTTTCTTGTTTCTTTGAAATGTCCTGTGGATTCAGAATCAAGGCACGAGGAATATTCATTGCTTCTGCTTGATTAAATGCGCTAGGATGAACGCAAGCAAGTGCTGTAATGTGTTTACGAAGATGATGAATCCATGGATAGTTCTTACGAAGATTACCATCGTGCACGATTACAATATGTTTCGCTTTCACCTCTTTGAACATTCGAAGCCAAGATTGTTTTCCTTCTGACTCCTGGCATTTGAAACCAAAGATAGATTCCCAAATCACAATGTCATACTTGTTTGCTAGTTTAACAAATTTAGCCACATCGTCATCGTTGATGAAAGACAGGTAATTACCACGCCATCCTTTACCCTGATGAACTGGAATACCAGTGCCGACGCCAATATCATATCCATCAGCGCTGTAGTCGTCAGAGAATTTGCCGCCAGTTTTCGTCGGACGAAGATAAACAAATCCAGTTTCGTGACCAAGATCTTTGAAACCAGCAATCAATTGCTCAGTATGTGAAATGATCCCACCGAAATTATTAAAGTCATGAACAACAGTCAATACTTTCATATATCACCCAAACAGACTTTCAAGTGTGCTTTCTTTATGATACGCTTCTGGATGATATTTAGCAACCATTTCTCGACCACCATTCAGCTCCAAATAATCATACCACTCTTTTTCGCTCCACATTCCAGCGGAAACGCCATTCCATTTTTTAGTCCAGAGTTTATGCTCTGAATTTTTCCTACGATCTTCAACGAATCTGTATCTTAGATTTTCATATTCCCAGGAACCAAGTTCAACCATTTTCTTTCTGAAGTAACAAACCAAAGAAACACGATCAGAAGTTGGAGACTCGAGAACGATGGGTGTATTACCATGAATGATTTCATGATTGTTTACCAGAAGCAAATCACCAGGTCTTACATTTACTGCGATACGATACTCAGGAAATATCAGATATCCCCCAGTGTAATTACCATCATTCGATAGAACAAGAAGATTACTCAGACCTGTATCCAAATCACCAGCATCACGATGAGCAGCAGTTCTGAATGTTTTATTCACTGTGACAGTTGTGAATACAGTCCCAGGAATAACAAACTTGGAATCAATTTTATTACATTCTTCTTTCTGTGCTTTCCAACGATTAGGAAGAAGTTCTCTGAATCCTCTACTCAATGTTTTGAGGAACGGAAATGCCATCTGAAACTTTTCATAGTTGTGTTCAGTGTAAGAAGTTGCACGACCATAAGGAATGCGTGGGTATCGATCAAAGTAACCAGCAATGCCAGAGTTTACTGGATTCGCATACGTCGTGTCTGAAATATATTTGTCAAGAATTCTTTTTGCTTCTGCTCTGAGTTTATCAGTTGATGATACTTTTTTTCCTACTGTAGAAACCCACTCATCAAATTTAAATTCATCATCACCAGTTTCTGACGCAAGCCAAACAAGACCACGAGTTGTTTCTTCGTTTTCGTACATCGCTTTCATTTCAGAAGCAGTTTGATTTACTGTTTCTTGTAATGATTGATTCGGTGGTTGATAAACTGTCGTGAGCGCTGAGAGTAACCTATATTGATATTCAGTTACCCATTCACGATTCAAACACTTTTCATCTTTTGGACCAGAAGCAAGACCACGATTTTGAGATAGCGTAGCTGCTTCATGTAATCCGAGATATGCTTGACGCTGTTCTTTTTCACCAAAGAAATTTTTCCGAAACTTGAATGCGATTCGATCTTCAGATAATTCGCTGGTTGAGAATCCAGCAACACCGTAGCAATCTGTATCTTCTTCGATCAGAACATCATAATGAGATTCATCGAGGAACTGACCGAGAAGATGTTCGCAGTCAAGTTTTGTATCTGCAACAATCACTCTAACCATAATATCTCCAAATGAAGTGAGGGGATGATATAATTATATATCATCCCCTCAGAGTTGTCAAACTATATCAGGCGGAGATCGCATCCCGATAGAGAGTCTGACGCGCACGAGCCAGATGTCGGCTCTTCATGCTTTGCGTGTAAGCTCGCGAGGGTTGCCCCATGCGATAAGCAAACGCTTGACGACCATCAGACAGAGTTACACGGTTCGTGTAAATCACATGCCCTTCATTGCGAAGAACATAGACCGCATCAGCGACGTTCTTGATTTTGAACATCGTTCGCGCTGCGCGAGTCGTCATCTGATTGCCTTTGCTCAGATAGTTGAGGATTGACTTAGTTGCACTCATATTACACTCCATTGCTTTCATCAAATTACACCAAACCGATTAGAAAGCATTCGTCGGTTCGGTGGTTTCACCCTCGGCAGGGGCAGGCTGCTCACCATGAGCATTCTGGTCGACTTTGGTATACAGGTCAAGGAAAGAGTTCTTGGTATCCTCATCGAAGCGATTCAGACAGAGTTGAACTGCCTTCATTCGATCCTTGAAGATACTGAATGCCTTCGCGATATGCACGAGGCGACGAGTAGAAATGATTTCGTTCACAGCACCAGTCTCGAACGAAGAACGGATAATATCCGCCCAGATCACCAGTTTCTCCTCGAAATCTTTATCGGAACATCCAAGTTCAGCAAACACTTTCGAAAGAATTTTACTTTCGACCGTGTTACTAGGATACTCCTGCTCAACTGTAATAGCAAACCTTTCTAGGAATGCTTCGTTAAGAACGTTCGCGCCGATGAAGCGACCATCGTCAGAACCTTTGCCCTTGGTGTTCGCAGTCGCGATCACGTTGAACCCAGGCGCAGGATGGATGATTTCACCAGTCTTCTTGTCGAAGAATGGTTTGCCCTCGAGAATCGGCTGAAGGCAGAGCAGACGCTCAGAACCATAGTCAGTCTCATCGAGAAGCAGAACCGCACCACGACGCATGGCGACGATTGCAGGACCTTCACGGCGGATAGTGTTACCATCGATCAGCTCATAGGAACCAATCAGATCGGTCTCATCGGTCTCTCGCGTGATATTGACCCGAATCATCTCACGCTTCAGAGCAGCGCAAACTTGTTCGACCATGAACGTCTTCCCGTTACCAGACAATCCAGTGATATACACGGGATAGAAGATCTTCGACGAAATTATGTTCTTGAGGTCGGAGAAGAATCCGAACGGAACATAAGTCGAACTGCGCTCAGGGACGAACGATTCGCTGACGTTATCAGCAGTGCGCCGACGACTGGTCATCGATACTACCTGCTGAGGCGAAGTCTCAGCGACGCTCGCGACCTCAACGATCTTGGGCGCAGGCTTCACCTTCGCCTTGGTCGGCGAGTTAACGCTGATCGAATACCACCCACGAGAAACTCGACGGGTCAGGTCAGAGAAGATGAATCCAGGATTCGGATACCCATTGTCTTTAGCGAATTTCGCAATCACGGAACCACGGAGCTCCGCAACTTTGAACTCTGCCCGAAGTTGAGTCAGGAACTCTTCGCGAGCGACGGCGGAAGAAAACACAGTAGAACGCATTATATAAACCTCTTTCCAAGTCAGACTATTATCGCCTATCTGGCGACAAAAGTAAAATTAAAAAACTCATTACCAATCAATAACTTAGCTCAAGCAGCGATACTTTGGGAGAACTTCTGAGCCAGGATCTTGCGATTAACCTTCGAAGACTGCTCACCAACGAATTGCTTATAGATCTTCGTCTTTTCATTCCTATAAGGAATATTCTTTGCAGCAGCCTTCTCGCGATTGATCACCACCAGGTAGTATTGATCGAACCCAGCCAACGGAACCGAAGCATGTTGATCAACAGTCAGATTCTTCCTATGGGTGGAATCGTCGGCGATCAAACCTTGCTTCTTGTAGGTCCTCAGAACATTCCGAAGGTCTTGATCTTCGCCGATAAAGAATCCATAGAGATTGGTCCCAGTGACTTCTTTCAACCATTGAAACATGCAAGACTGGTGATGGGTGTTCGTGTATTCATAATTATTTTTTTCTCTGAACTGAAACCGATCTTGCGTGATTCCATCCTGAATCTGAATGGTAGGAACATTCCAACCAGACCACCCGAATCGCATATCAGCATTACCCTCGCCATCAGTCAGGAAGATAGTATTCAGAACATCGACGCGATGCTTATCCTGAAACTCTTTCAGGATCTTGCGCGCAGCAACAATCGTCGGAATAATCGGCGTTGACTGCAGCGTCAGATACGTTCCATAATGGTCGAACCAATAACCTGACTTGCCGATATAACGATAGGACTCAGAAAACAGACAAAGCATACGGAATGCATTGGTGTAATCTTCGACACTCATCTCGCTGGTGAGAAACTCAACCAGATTCAGTTTGTAGTCTTCCTCGCGAACATATCCGAAATACATCGAACGTTCGTCAGAAGGGTCAAAACGACCAATCCTATCATCAACCAAACCATCGCTGTAAAAACGGCTGTCGTTGGTGAAACCATAGACTTTGAACGGAATGTTAACTTTCTTACAGAACGACGCGAGAACCAGGACCTGCTGAACTGCATAGTTCATACGGTGACCGCGCATCGATGCTGACATATCCAGGAACATCACCATTCCGTGGGATTTGCCCTTAGCAACTCGCGTCACCTTGCGGAAGATGTCGTTCGTGAACTTATACTTCGCGAGGTTGCGAGTATCAAGTTCACCAGTCTTCGCAGTCAGCGAGCGAGTATACTGGCTGGCGTTTTTGCGCATCTCGAATTCCTGGACGAGAAGCGCAATGTAGTTGCGATACTCTTTCAAGAATCCAGTTACTGATTCCTTTTCAATTTCGTCAACGTTGAAGTCTTTCAGCGCATGCCGATACTCATCATATACCTTCTTAGAGGGAATGATGATTTTGTCAAGATTGACTTTCGGAGTGTGAAGGACAGCCATTGCTTTAGAACCACCAGCGACCAGCTGCGATTCCATCTCACGGAACACTTCATCAGTCACTGACGTCGGGTTGAAATCGCTTTCACAAGCAACTTCGTTTTCGTCAGTTTCGTCATCCGTTTCGGCGTCGTCGAACTCACCCTCGTCGTCAGCCATGACGCTGGGTTGATCTTGGGTCGCCTCAGACTCCATCTCATCCTGTTCTTCATCATCAGAATCGTCAGACGAATCTTCAATGAAGTCGCGCAGTTCAGCAACGTTCTGAATCTTGTCTTCTTCTTTTTGCTGAACATAGTCGTAGATTTCAGAAGCAAGAGTCACGACCTGTTCCCAGGTCTCGATTACATCAAGACGGGACAGGAACCGAGTTTCCTCTTCCTTCGAAAACCGAACGAAGATGAGGTGCCCGAGTTTGTACTTGATATTGATACGATCGATCAGATTGAGATCGTCAATATTCTTTAGCTTCTTCACGCCGAAGTAATCGCGCTCGTGGAGTTGCTTATAACCTTCAGCGAAGGAACGCCCAAGACCAGGATACCGACGACGCTGAAGGCGATCGGTGCGAACGTCCTCAACGACGTTCAGGAACGTCTTGAAGTTGGGGCGAGGGTCAGTCGTCACCGAAGTATGCCAACCATCAGCTGGCGTATTCAGTGCGTGACCAACTTCGTGCCCCATGATCGCGTCGTACAGGTCGCCGCTCATCTCTTTCCAGACTGGGCAAACAAGTTTACGATCTTGGGGACTGAAATAGGGGATATTGACGCTGTTGTCATGAACCACGTCAATATTTTCTACCGCCATCAGCTTGGCGAGAAGCGATTTACTTTCTACTATAGCCATACGTTACTCCTCTCAACACGGTCATTATACCCTAGAACGGTCTCAGAAGTAAAATTCAAAAACTATAATGGAATCAGTAACTTAGTGATAGGAAGGTTTATTTACGAGTTTCGGCGTTAACATAGATCGTGTTCGTCTTTTGCAGCAGCGTCATCCTATAGAGCCACGCTTTGGCGTCTTGTTCGAACAACCCTGGATGTGAGTGGACTTCTAATTTGTCTGGTATATTGCCTGACGTTTCGTGTTTCGCGCAAAGCAATCCCGCTTTTTGGCAAGCATCATATTCGCGCATGATTTGTTTGAGAGCGATTTCATCATTGTGATCGAGTTGAACGAATTCTAAATTTGGTTTCATGTAATATCTGTAAAGAAATGCCATGTTACCTTCTCCGTTTCATTTTACTCTGAATGATTTTGAGTTTGGTTTGTGGGATCCTAGAAGTATATAGTATTCCGTCCAGATGATCGTATTCATGTAATGCGCAACGAGCATCGATTCCATAGAATGTTGATTGCATTTGGTTACCGAAATGATTTGTGAACTGAACTACAATTTCAGTTGATCTTTCAACATCTAAATACAAACCTGGAAAAGTTATGCATCCTTCTTTCTCTTTTCTTTTCACATCAGATTGGCTGATAATAACAGGATTGAAAAGAGTCATCACATCCATCTTTCGTTGATCTTGCTGTTTATTCAGCTGTATAAGTCCCATACAGAACACACGATAAGGAATACCAACTTGTGGCGCAGCAAGACCAATACCTCCGTTCTTTCCCATCGTTTCAGCCAATGACATTGACAAATGAATTGGATCGATTGGTGGATTGTTGAACTCAAATTCTTGAGCTGGTTGTTTTAAAATAGGATCATATTTGTCAACCAATTCATACAAAGTGTAATCAACCATTTGACCGTTGACAAACTTTACAATACGTTCACCTTTTGCTTTCATATTATACACTCAGCTGTGAGAAATTTTTGACCTTTTCGAATTTGAGAATATGATGGAATTTATCAACCAACACGTCACCCTTATGTGATATAACATATATATTGACGTCAGACCCAAGCGTGTGTAGCAATTTCATAAACTCCTCTGTTCCTGAAGAATCCAACGAACTATCAAACACTTCATCAAGAACCAGTATATTTGTATTCATACTGTTTTTGATTTTAGATACTGATCGCCAAGTCAAAAGCAATGCCAAGTCAATGCGCATTCTTTCGCCTTCAGAAAAATTCTGATAACTGAAATCGTCGCGATGCCTTGACTTGATTGTTTCCTTAAATTCTTCATCAATTTCAAAGTTGACAAAGAAGTTCATCGACGACAAATACTTGTTGACTAGTTTGTTAATGATCGGCAAATACTGTTTGATGATCTTTGCTTTGATTCCACTGTCCTTCAGCAATAGACTAGCAACTTCGATGTACTGTTTCTTGTTGGCGAACTCTTTTCGTTGGTTCTCCAACTCTTCCATCTTCTCAACCAATTTCTTAGAGATATCAAGCATATCATCGCTGATTTCTTTCTTCTGTTTCAGATCAAAGATTTCAGCTTGGACTTTACTTTCATATTTCCTAAGTTGTTTGATTGTTGCTTCCATGCTTTTGATTTCAGCATTATGCTCATTGATCTTTCTTTGTGTTGTTAGTGCATTTTTCAGCTTATCTTCAACACTCTTTCTCTGATCGCGGAGAGCTGTCAATCCATCATCGTATTTGGATCGTTCTTCGTTAAATTCTTTGATCTTCTTTTGCTTATTCTTTATTGACTGGTCGCATGTTGGGCACGTAGAGTTTTCTTCAAAGAACTTTATGTTCTTATTAATTTTATTCAGATTTGATTCAATCTTAATTTCATAGGAATCAAATGCTTTCTTTTTACTCTGTAAAGAATCAAGATTATCATTTAACTTTTTACTCATGACATCGCGATGCTTGACAACGAGTTCAAGTTTTTCTTCCCAAGATGCAACTTCTTCCTGGAGTTTTACCAGTTCCTTTTCTTTCGCTTCAACTTGTTCTTTGTTATTCTTCTTCGCTTCCTCAACATATTTTTGTTGTAGTTCTATTTGCGATTTAGTTGTATCGATGTTTCTTTTGATTTCTGATGCTTCGTTCTTTAATGTAGATATTTTATCCTTTACCACTGAATTCATCGATGAGAATATTTGAATGTCAAGCAGATCTTCAATAATCGCGCGACGATCACCAGCAGTCAGCTGCATAAACGGAACGAACGAAGAACTGCCGAGAATAACGATCTGAGTGAATGCTTTCAGATTGAACCTGAGAATATTCTTTTCGAGATAATCTTGATAGTCTCTTGAGCTGGCGTCTTGATTGATCATCACACCATTACAATAGATCTCAAACTTATTTGGTTTCAAACCTCTGATGATCTTATAGTTCTTAGCTGAGATGCTGAACTCAACTTCAACTACACATTCTTTACCATTGATTGAATTGACAAGCTGTGGTTTGTTGATGTTACGAAAAGATTTACCAAACAATGCAAATGTGAGTGCATCAAGCATAGTGCTTTTACCAGCGCCATTCTCACCAACGATCAATGTCATCTGATGTTTGTTCAGGTAAATCTCAGTGAATAAATTTCCCGTAGACAGGAAATTTTTATATCGAACAGTTTTGAAAAATATCATACTTCCAGACTTTGCGCCTCATTATAAATTTCACGCATTAGATTCTTGATTCTCATACTGTCTAGATTTGTTTCTAGCGAGTCAATATACTTATCAAGAATCGTCATCGTATCTTCTGCTTCGTCAATTACATCTTCTTCTGATATTTCAGAGTAATCAACAAAGTCTTCAACAATAGAAACATCCAGCGGCGATGACTGATATAGTTTATCAAAAAATACATCAAACATGTATGGATTTGTTTTGTTTGATACGATTACCTTTACGATTTTATCTTTGTATTTGCTGAAATCTTTCTCTTGAATTTTCTCGAGTGTTTCTTGCGTCTCATCGTAGATGATTTTGTGAAACATCTTGTGTGGGTTTTCATAGAACTCAAGACTGAGATCATTCAGATCGAGAATATGAAATCCTCGTTCGTCATCATAATCAGCCCAAGTCATTTCCCCTGGCGTTCCAACATATACGATCTGACCATCACTGGATTTGTGATGAAAGTGACCACTCAAAACGAGATCATACTTCTGTAGTATATTCCTATCCATACCTTCAAGGCAAACATTTCCTCGGTCCATTTCAAATCCAGACAATTCAAAATGACCAAAGCAAATTTTAGATTTACTGTTCTTTATGAAATCGTAAATCTTATCTTCGTTGTCTTTACAAATCCAAGGAATGAAATCAACATCAACACCATAGAAGGATCGCGTTACAGGTTCAGAGTATACTGTGATGTTTGAGTATTCATTCAACAACAAAGAAGATGAATTGATATCAATGGTGTTCTTATACGTTGCGTCGTGATTACCGATGATCGTATACAGTTTGAAGTCTTTATTTACATCATTGAAAAAATATTTCTTCGACAGAAACAAAGATTGAAAATTGATAAACTTCCTACGGTCAAACAAATCACCCAGCTGAACAATAATCTCTATGCCATTTTCACGAAGGAACGGAAACATAACTTCGTTGTAGAATTTGGCATAGAGATTATGAAAGTGAATATTATCCGACCTCATCCCGAAGTGTGTGTCGCCAACAATACAAATCTTAGACATCGTAACTCCTAAAAGTTTTACGATATTATATTACGAGAGTACATGTAAATCAAAGTTTATCGAGGTCTTCCTCTTCTTCAAACAATTCTTCAAGTAGACTTAGCTCTCGTTCTTTCTGCTTTTTCTTCTTGGTGACCTTCTTTATATTGTTCTTTTCTTCATAGTTATCAATGAACTCTGAAATGTTTTCATAAAGTTCAAATTGTCTACCTTCGCCTTCACCATCCATTTCACTTAGTTCGAATTGTTCATAGTCGCCAAGGATGGATAGTTCTTCGGTTGATTTGTATTTCACATACAGTTGCTTTCGTTCTTTGTTGATTCTTTGAATGAAGGCGAAGTAAATTATCTGAGTGAAATATGCGAATGGGTTTTTACCAATGGTAGGATCAAAGTTGTCAATGTATAGAATACAGTTCTTTATTGCATCACCAACCATGTCTTCTCTAAACGTATACGAATAGAAATTTGGTTTCCTTGATAACTTCTCAGCAATCATCATAATACATCTAGCGATGTAGTCTGGAATTACAGGTCTTTGTTTCCCTGCGTTCTTTGCTATTTCACAGCTCTCTTTAAATTCAATCATTGCTTGAAGAAAATCTTCATTGTTCACATAATGATTTTTAGCCATTTTAACTTTACATCCTTTTTCAATAGTATTATAATAGAGTGTCGTTTATGAAAATGTCAGTGTACAGGAGTCTTAGGATTCTTACTAACCTTCCTGAATAACTTGAGAACCTTTCGTTCTTGCTCACTCTCTTCTCGCGCTCTTTCTTCTTCTTCCATTTGTTCCATTTCTTCTTTTCTTATCGTTATCCACATTGATTTGTGATAGTCTTTCATCTCATCTGAGATATCAGTAATAAACATTATCGTATTTTTAAACAAAGTGATTTCTTGCGCAGAGTCTTCAACGACAGTTTGCTGCAGCCAAGGATAGAGATAAAGTGTTTGTCTAAGGGATTCAATGTTCGATTCAGTATGTAACACAAGAACATCACTAATCGTGATTGTTGTTTCCGTTTCTGATATATAGTTGGCTAAAATATCAATGTTAACCATCGTTCTAATAAACTTAAGATTCTTTTCTGCCATAATCCAATCCTACTTTATAAGTTGATACCTTGAACTTTTCTTGATGATATATTTTCATGCGTTCGATGTAGTGTTTCATGGCAAAGTTGAGATCTTCACTATCAGTGCGAAGATCATCAACAATATCATATAGAAATGCTTTCTCTTTATTGTCTCCGAGCCTTAGACCTCTACCAATTGATTGTAGGTTTCTAATTTTAGATTTACTTGGTGAAGCGAATATAATATTGTGAAGATTACGAATAGATACACCAGTTGAAAACGTCCCATAAGATGCTACGATAATTGCATTGTTTTCTTTTTCTGTAATGTGACGAACTGAATCTCGAATCTCAACTTCTGTTTCACCTGATATAAAGAACACTTTTCTATCGCCTTTCACTTTTTCTTCTATGATTGCGTGTAAGATTTTTCCATGCTTTTCAACGAATTGAAAAAGTATAAGTGTGTTTCCTTCAAGTGATAATGCAAGATTAGCGATGTAATTGTTTCGAACTTGGTTTGTAACAATGAAATCAATTTCTTTCTGGTAATCATAGTTGTTTACCTGCGCACAAATTTCTGGTGGATATTTGAGAATCAAACATTTTATCTCGAACTGAGATAAACGATTTTTATCAATGAGTTCTTTGGTGGTTGTGATTCTTTGAACTGGACCGAAGTATGCTTCAAGAGTTAGTTTATGGACCTTAACATCATCAATGGTACCAGTGGTTCCTATCCTGTATTTAGCGTTGATTAAACTCGTCATTATTTGCGCAAGCGATTGAGCTTTGAATGTGTGCGCTTCATCGCCAATGATAAAATCGAACTGTTCAAAATATTCTTTTGGTTGATCATAGATCGATTGCCAGGTAGAGATAGTCAGTTCTTTCTTTTCTGTTTTATCTTGTCCTGCATATACTTTCTTACACTTCTTGTCAACATTCCATCCATTCTTACTGGAGTAATCTTTGAAGTCATTATACATCTGTTCAACAAGAGAAACAGTAGGAACAACCAAAAGACCATGCTTACATTCAGAGTCAAGTAAATATCTTGATATGATGTAAATGATCAGCGACTTACCTGATGCTGTTGGAGAGAGTAAGACTGATCGTTCGTTTCTAATTGCATGAGCAACAGCACGAATCTGATCATCGTATGCCTTTATTTTCTTACCATAAGAATGCAGGTTCAATGATTCGGCATACTCTTCTGCATCACTTATTCGAAAGCCATTGTCGTGAACAAGAGCATCATCAACAATAAGTTTGATATCTCGTTCTTTACAAAAGGAAGATAGATAATCGAGTAGTCCGATATAGAAGTGAGAATTCTTTTTGTTAAATAATCGTATTTTGCCATCCCACACTCGCTTCTTATACATTGGTGAAAATTGATAATTTGGTGCAAAAAACGTGAAGTAGTTGCTAACGTCTTCAGCAATTGAACCGCTACAATTTAATTTCACATAGACTTCATTAATTTTTTTTATTTGCATGATCTCAATAAAGATTATCTTTGTCCTTGTATGAACTTCTCCCAATCCATATATGCACGAAGCTGATACGTTCGAGCACCAAGTTCTTTTACAATAGAGGTGCAGTAATCAGCAATAGCATCATGCTTCGCTTTCTTCATCAGAATTATTTGCAAATCTTCATCTGACTCTAAGTATGTAGTCACGTCAGATTTGAGTAAAAAGCGAAAAGGCTCCCAGCCTCTTTTCTTGAGTTCTTCGTCATCAAGTCTACCGAGATAGTATTCGGTCTTGATCTTCTTCATTCTATGAAAATCAAACAGACACTTCTTAGACAAAAGATTCTGTTCTGTAAGAATTTTAGTGTAACGAGAATGAAGAATTGGTATTCTTAGGATTTCTTTGCCAGGTTCAGTATCATCTACCTTCGCATCACGTTCCCACATTTCAATTACATCATCAATAGTTGTTGGCATGCTATGCTCTCAAAACAAATATCCTATATTATAAACTAAACTCTTTGCAATGTAAAGTAAGAATACCGAAATATTGCATCACATAGAATAGGACTATCAGGCGAGAATTCTTCACTCAGATCAATAGTGCCAACTGAAATTGGAAACAGATCAATAAATTTGAAACGAATGTTAGGATTGTTTTTATTGGTGTTTACAGTAAGAATAGCGTCACTGTATTGTGGTAACTTTTCCAAACTCTCATCAAGAACCAATCCACCAGGAATCGCATTTCTTTTAAGAGATTTTAAATTTTTATATTGATCAAAATTTTCTGGGAAAGTCATAGCTGTAATCCAATCATATAAACTTTGCCATGACTTGTAATCTTCATCAACAAGAAATGAAATTCTGAACTCATCATACATGATTTTATCGCCAGGGATAGGAAGATCAGAAAATGGTGTAGCGAATTGCGTTGGATTCATTGAAACACCAGGAACATTTACATTCTGACAGAAATAAGTGACTTCAGGAATTCTTGAAAAAGAAAGCCTGAATTTATTACCGATTGCTAAACTTAAATTTTCTGGCTGATAGGGTTGTTTCATATTTCCCTCGCATTATTGAGTATTTATATAAAAAGAAGGGGAGCCGAAGCTCCCCTGTCTTTTGATCGCTTTATTGTTGTTATTATGCGATCATATCACATGTTACTGAAGATTAGTAACAATAAACTTACGATAGTACACGTTGCTGTTATTGGCAAGTGAACCGTCGAACACAGTGGTTCCTTTCGCGAAGGGATTCATGACCATGCCGTAGCGGGTCTTGAAGCCGATTCTTGGTTGGAAACTATCAGGATCAATTGCACGAACCATCTGCAGAGGAACATAGGGGCAATAGAACAGACCTGCGTCATATACTGCTGAACCTTTGTATCCAGAAACAACATAGTTCTGAGTTGCAATTGAGTAGGGGTCAATGTAGACCTTAACGCGACCGAACAGCGTACCAACAAAGGTATTACCAGTTGGGTCAACATCAAGATTGGTTTGACCAGTGAGACCTGATTGATAATCAAGCAGACCAGACATCGCGAGTGCAGAAGCAACGTCGCTAGATGTGATCAGAAGATTACCCTTTCCTCTACGAGTTTCTCTCGCAATCTTGTTCAGATCACGCTCGATAGCGAAAATCAGGTTCTTGTACTTCTCAACCTGCCATCTACCGTCGATGTCTGAGCTACCAGTTGCGAGGTTCATGGTACCAGCATCAGCAGGACCGCCGACCTTAGCAATTGAATATACTGAACGTACAACTTCTCTGTTGATTTCAGCAAGAATTTCTGTTGACAGAATATTGCTGAGTTCAGTCTCTGCGTCCAGACCATGAACTGCCTTGAGATCTTGAGCAAGTTCGATTGAGTAGGATGCTTTCAGCTGACGGGTCTTAGCAGTAACAGTTACTTTCTCGATTGAGAAACCCATTTCTGCGCTGATATTTCCTTCGCCAGTGGCAGTGGAAAGACCAGTGCCAGTGTTAGCCAACAGGAAAGTTGTGCTATTTGCTGGGTTAACAGTTGATCCAGAAAGTCCAAGATGCTCACCAGTTCCTGCGAACGCTGTATTAGCTTCGTTGTAGAACGCTTCTGTACCCAGTGTTTGACCACCATATACTGATCTCATTGCGAAAATCAGACCAGTAGGACCATTCATTGGCTGAACACCAGCGATGTCGTATGCCATAAGATTTGGCAGTGAACGACGGATCAGGCTGATCAGAATAGGATCATAACCTGCGCCAGGACCACTTGATGTTGCTGCGCCAGTGAAACCACCAGTCGCGCCAACAACGTTCGTTGGGGTTGCTTCGTTAAGAATACCAGCTTCTTCGCGGAACGCTCTTTCTTGATTCTCCAGAATTGCCGCAGTCACTGCCCGACGATGGGGGTCAGAAATCTTTGGGAGTTCGGGATGGTCAAGAACTGGCGACCACTTCTTTTGTAATGTTTCGGTTAAAAACATAATAGTGTGCCTCTTTATTTAATTAAAGTTCTTGATATTGCCTTAACATAATCACTCATTACTGCAGAAGTTACTTCAGGATCTTCCTGAGGAGCATCTTCGTGTAATGTTTCGATCAAAGAAACTTGATCTTTTCCAACTTTCTTTGAGAAATAGCTCTCTTTGATTACTTCGAGCTTTTCCCTATACTCACCATCTGCGGTGAACTCTACACCCTCTGCGAGTGTCTTCATCTTCTCAATTTGAGTGGTCGTCAGACCTTCACAAACTGAAAGGAGAATTTCTTTCTTTTCGCCTTCTTGAATCTGCTTCCACATCTCAATGTTTCTATTGAGTACAGTTTGAAGTTCTTCTTGAAGTTCATCAACTTTAGCAGTAAGTTCTTCAACGACGTTAACCTGCTCTTCGGGAATGTCGATGTAGTTTTCTGCGAATAGATTACGAAGACCATTGATAAAGTCTTCAACAATTTCTGAACGAAGACCAGATTGAATTGCAACTTTGTGCTCTTCTTTCCATTCATTGATTGCGTATCCAAGATAACTGTCAATGTTTTCTTCGAGATCTGCTTTAATTTCTTCGATTGATTGTTCAGCTGCTTCGAGAATTTCTTCTTCGAGCTGCTCAACAACAGTGATTGCTCTAGCAATAACAGCTGATTCGAAAATTGTAGCTGCTTTTGCTTTGAAATCTTCAGAAAGATTTTCGTCGCCGAAAAGCGCAGTCATATCTTCTTCGATTCCAAGATCTTTCATTGCTGTGCGAATCATTTCGATTTTAGCTTCTCTTGCCTCAGCAATTTCTTCTTCGGTGAGTTCGGCTTCTTCTTCTTCAACTTCTTCAGAAAGCTCAGCTTCAAGTTCAGCGAGTTCTTCTTCTGAAAGAGAATTGAGATATTCATCGAGCTCTTCTTCAGTGAAGAGAAGATCTTCATCAGATTCTTCTTCTTCCTTTACAGTGCCCTTTGATGGTTCTGCAGCGACTGGCTTATCAGCTGGTCTTGCTGGAACTTTGGTAGCATTTGCGGATGCTTTCTTACCAACATCACCACCATCGGGTTGTGAATTTGTAGAGCCGCCAAGATCAACGACTTCGCCTTCTAGTTTTTTGGTTCCTTCAGCTGGTGCGCTTGATTTCGATCCACTCAGAATTTCAGCGGCAGCTTCTGCTAATGTTTTAATTGCCATGAGGTTAAACTCCTGTCCTTATAGTTTTATTTATATAAATTACAATTTGGAAATGAAGTTGGCGAATTGACGCAATTTAACTTCTTCCAATTGCTTTTGCTTTGCCCTTTTAATTTGCTTTTGCATTTGTTCAATCTCCATTTCTTGGAGAACACCATTCATAAAAACCCATTCTTTATTTTCCATAATACCACGAACAAACGCATCAGGCGCTGAGGGGTCAGCAACTATATCTGCCGCTGTGGCTAGATAAAAGTCATCTTGGACCAACTGATAACCATTTGATGGTTTCAGTGATCCCATTCCTCGAGAAGATACACCTAATTTTGCACCTTCATCGATTAAATTCTTAACAATATTACCATAAGGTGTACCAAGAATTTTGGCTTTCCCAATGTAGTTATTACCATCTTCTCTAAGAGAAACGATCATATGTGAAACGCGATCGAGATTAATAGAGGGTGAATCGGGATGTCCTAGTTCACCAAATGCTCTCTTTTCGTTGATGTATTCTTTCTCGTATCTTTTTACTTCGCGCTCCATGATGGGCTTTGGATAAACCCTACCATTTCTGTTCTTCTGTTCTGATTGCATGAAGACGCCTTCAATGAAATGGCTTTTCTGCCCATTGTTCTCTTCAACGAGATATTTGACTTCTTCGACTGTTTCGATGATTAGTTTCATTTTAGAGTCCCATTGATTTCCGTTTCATTAAAGATCGCCTTCTTTTAATTAAAGATCTGGCTGCTTTTGATTTTCTTTTTATTTTTGCTTTTCTTGCGCCCATTTTTCTATGAAGTTTTTCCGCTGGTGACATTCTAACAAGTCTACCACCGCGCAATGTAAATCCTTTTACCGCAGAAAATTTTTTCCTTCTTTGTACCTTTCCGCCGCGAATTCTTACCTTCACGACTTTCGTTCTACCCAAGTTCATCACATTACCTTCACTAACGAACTGTTTAAATGTTTTGCTCATTGTAGATTCTTAAATGCGAATGCTGATGCTTTTGCTAAATTTTCTGGATTTGCGTTAATAAGTTTTGATAACTTATCTTTGTTTCCAGGTGTCATTTGATCGTGAAGGTTTAATAAATTTGTTGCTGTAGTAACATTAACTCTTGTTCTGCTGCCATTCTTAAACTTCACATCACGAATTTCATTGTTTTGTACAATAGTTTGTAATTGTTGTATTACTCTATTTTCAAATAAATTTCGTTCTTCACCAACAGAAACAACACCTTTCTTACCACCGTAAGGAACGCTGAATGTTAACTTCAACTTGCTGTTATAATAAAGAGCTACTCTTTCTCCTGTTGGAAAATCTCTAACTCCTGTTCTGCGTAAAACAAGAACAAGAGGTGGATCTTTTAACCCTTCACTAAGAGACTCTCTTTTGTAGGGAGTCTCATACTTTTTTCGTAACTCTTCAAATAGCATTAGGAATTAGTTTCCTTTTTTGACCATTTTGCCAGTATTATTTATCGCATTACGAAAATGACGTTCTTCTGCTTCCGTATCGTTTGCCAAATTTGCATTAAGAGCTTTCTTCAGATGTGACATAACTCTTGATCCGTGAGTTTTCACTATTTCTTTTTTAATTGCTCTTGCTTTTATTAAACTATTTTCACCATCTTGAGCATGTTGTTTAACATACTTATTGTAAAGAGCGCGAATTGATGGGGCGCCTTCCATAAGCTCAAGTTCTTCTTTCATATTTTCATCGTCTTCTTCATCATCCATTTCATCTTCGTCTTCATCATCTTCTTCGTCTTTGCTTTCAAGCATTGCTTGAGCAACTGCAATCTTTTCTTGCTCTAGAGCGAAGATGACTTTGCTTGCAATTTTTTCTTGAATCGCTTCTTTAAATGCAACAGCATTTTGTTCTGCAATTAAATCTACTAATCTGCTCATCTATTTTCTCCCAGAAAATAATTCTTGTTGGGCTTTTATATTTATATCATCAAGCGGTTGATCAACTTGCTGCTGCGAATCCATGCCTTGTTGCAACATTGCATTTGGATCTTGCGTTGGAGTTTGCGCAGGCGGAGGTGGACCTTGCGTTGGATCTTGGGGAATTTGTCCAGACATCCCAGGAGGCATCATTTGCTGTGGATTTTCTTCAAACTCTTCATCCATTTCTTCTTGCATCTGTTCAATTTCATCTTCATCCATATGAAGAACATTTTCTTGAACCCACTTTTTAGAAAAGAAACGACCAATGTATGGATCTACTTGTACAAGAATTGCTAATCTGTTTTGTAGAAGTTCAGCTTCTTTCAATTCATAGAAATTGTTATCTTTCAAGAAGTCATAATGAATGTCTTGCTTAAACTCTTCCCATTCTTCAAGAGAACAAATACCCTTGAGTGATAATTGCTTCGAAAGCAAATCGTCAAACAGAATACTGAAACGATCACGAAGTTTATTAATGAACTTCATGAACTTCAGTTCATCACGAGTAATCTCAGTTGATCTTCCTAAACTGAATCCAGTTGTAGGCTCAATTCTGGAAATTGGAACGGATAATGCTTTGTATAATTTATTCTGGAAATATTTGACGTCTTCTAGCTCACCAAGATTTTGTCCAGCGGGAAGTGTGGTGATTTCAGTGTTCTTATCACCATGCCTTGGGATCCAGAAATCTTCAAGGATAGATTGAAATCTTCTATCGTCTCGAACATCACCAGTGGTTGGATCGTATACAAGTTTGTTTCTAAACTTCATCATCATGTTTTGCAGATATTGTTCTGCTTTGATTCTTGGCATCTTACCAACGTCAACATAGAACACACGTCGCTCTGGTGCGCGCGAGAGTCTGTAAATTACAATCGCATCTTCAACGAAACGTAATTGATTGAGTGGTCTGATTGCTTTATGCAAATATGACAGAACAACTTGCTTAGATGGATCTGTCAATCCTGATGTAACATATGCAATAGAATCTTTCGCGAATGTAATCGCACCAGCAGATGGACCGATTAGTTGTGGAATGTTACCATTGTCAATTTTGGTTAGATTCTTATCGTTGTAGATGTAGAACTCATCAATTCTATCTACAATATCACGTCCATCTTGATCTTTCTTTTTTACAACGTTGCGTATTTTTCGAATTCTTCTTGGGTCGATATAGATGAGTTTTTGAATACCGTCTCTAGGATTATCCTTATCAATGACTACATGATAATAAATCCTACCATCTATATACCATTTACGAAAAATGTCAGCACCATCATTACCAAAGTTTAAGAGTTTTAATATATTTTTAAATTCATCTCGAATTTTTTCTTTGATTGCGTCTTTTTGTTCTAAATCATCGAGAATGATGCTGACTGATTTAGATTGTTTATCGTGCACGACAGCTTCGTTCGTAATGTCATCAATTGCTGATTCTAGTTCTGGCTGAATTGCCATCGTACGATATTTTGTGACGAGATCAATTTCAGATCGATATGATCCGTCGATATCAACGAAGAATCCATAAGATCCAGTCGTAGCAATACTAACAGAACCATCATCCGCAACTGGTGTGATTGGTGTCTGTGTCTCTACATCGACCTGTTCTTTGTCGCGTACAAGTTCAAATCCGAATAATTTAATTGCCAAATTCGTGCTCCAATAGATATGGGGGAGGATTTTCCTCCCCCTCTACTTATATCACATTAACTAAGAGCGCTTCCAATAGCACCGAGAATGCTGCTCACGGCGCTATCGGCATCAGGTGTAGTCCAATACTGGTACGCAAAGGTAACTGAGAATTCTTCAACCTGATCGTTTGCTGACCAATTAACTTCGATTGGAGAAATATCAATTGGGAACATTCCGTAGAATTCATATTCCTTGATTCTTTCCCCACGCTTACCGTATTGAACAACGGAAGCATCGACTCCATATCCACCGTCCACAATACTCGCAACTGGATTTCTGATGTTCTGAACTGGGTCATTGATTGCGCCGATCCATCTTTCCAGTGAATTCCGAATTACGAAGTCTTCGTCGTTGATTACGTTGACTGTCCACTCGGGATATGTTCTGTTGCCTGCGAGCTTAACTTCTCTACCAAAGTAAAACACAGGAGCCTGACCGATAGTTGTTCCTGGCAGCTGCGCAGTGTTACACATAAATCTAAACTTTTCATCCACTCTGTTTCCTGATTTAGAGAAGCCAGGAAAATTCATCCTGACTTCAAACAGGTTTGGTCTCGCACCATCACCAGTTATTTGTTGACGAAAGTCGTTTACATTGAACGCCATGTTATTCTCCTATAGGATTCTATTAAAACTTACCAACGATTTCATTGAATTCTACACCAGTTCTAACCGCAACGAAGTTCAACTGAACGAAGTTGATGCTTCTAGCAGGCTTGACGTAGATATCGCCAACAAACTCATTTCTATCAATAATATCAGCAGTGTTATTTGTTTCATCGCAAACAACTCTGAAGTCATAAATTCCACGACGACCTTGTACAGTTCTCAGGAAGGGTTCAACCAAACTTACAAACTGCGCTCTGGTGAATTCATCATTGAATTCGAACAGACTTGCTCTTGCTGCTCTTGAAATTGCTTTCTCGAGAACAATAAACAATCTTCTGACGTTAATTCTATCGAATGCAGAAGGTTTGTTTGAAAGAGTCTTATCCCCAAACAGTAGAGTTCCTTCTCCAGGTAGAGAAACAACAGGGTTCACACCAGCCTTGTAAAGCGTATCTCTTTGTGTTTGGTTTGGATTGAACGCCAGCTTAACGACATTCTTGATTGCTCCTCTCTGGAATCCAGCAGGCGAGAACCAAGGATCTCTTTCTCTATCTGTTCTAGCACAGAGACCAGCGATATCGCCATTGAGTGGGACCCAACGATATCGGTCATTGTACTTGTCATACATTTGCTTCCAACCACTATCGTGAACTCCATAAGAGTTTCTTGTCGCTAAATTGGTTGCGGTAGCTGCAATAGAAGTTGCTGGGGAAGTTCCGATAACATCTGAGTATTTCGCAGAGATAAATGCAACACAATCTTTTCTAGATTCTGCGAGATCAAGGAGAGACCCAGCAACACCTTTATCGTGCCCGTCAGCTGCGATAACTAAAGATAGATCAATATTTTCTTTATCGAGATAAAGATCATATGCATCTTCAAGGCTACCTTGAGTTACAGTGCCATCAGACCCACCAATAAATCTGACGGTTAAGTTCGCTGAGTCTGCACCAAACGTGTTATTTAACGCTATACTTCCCCAGTTAGAAATAGCAGTTCCCGTTGGGTGGTTAATCCAATAAACGTATTTTGACTTGTTGTACAATACATCCTTATAATAATTTGTTGAACCATCGTCATTTTTTGCATCGCTTGCTTTTGACACATAACTAAATTTTTCAAGAACAGTGGCTGGAGTTCCCGTGAAAACGCCACCAGCGTCTACAACAACAATATGCATTTCATCATTGGCACCGCTCTTTCCAGAAACATATGTTGACGTTCCTGGAGCGGTATCGAAAAGACCTTTATGCGCCCAGTTGGTGAATGCCGTGTTTGATGGGCAAATAGAAATTTGCAAAGAATTTCCTTTTTCGCCAGCATATCTTGCAGCAAATGCTGTATTAGCTTCATTTCCAGCATTAGACGAATTGTCATAGTAGCTTGTGAAATATTTTGATTCATCAACAATTAGAACAGCGTTTGCTCTGCCGCCTGCTGGATCTGAATTCGCAACTGCGTTATTTGATGTTGTACCAACAGCTCTAACGACTAATAGGTCATTAGAATATGCAAGGAAACTTGCGGCTGTAAAAAATACGTTTGCTGTGCTATTATCGGGTGCACCAAAGATTGAAACCAATTCGGTTTCGCTGGTGAGTTGTACGATTGAATTCGCTGGACCCCACTTGAAAGCACCAGCAATGGCGCCAGTAGATACTGAAACCGATGGGATTGACGCAGTTAAGTCAATCTCAGATACATTTATACCAGGTGAAACTTGAAATGCCATTTTATTCTCCTAATTTTATGGAAGGCGCCATTCATAGTATTTATAAAATTACATTTTTAGTCATTTAAAGGATTCACTACGAACCAAACCTCATTTCCCATTTTTGTCAATTGCCTATCTATTACACCATATTTATCTTCAAATTCTTGTTCGTATGTTGAAAATATTGGCGCGACTAACTGTTGTTCTATTGCTCTCATTTCTTCTTCATATAATCTTTTTCTCACGTCAACGTTTGTTAATTCTCTAAAGAATGGTTGAGTTACCAACCAACCAAACAATACAAAACACATAACCATATCGTCATGTTTACCATCTTCTGCTGCATATGTTCCATTCTTTTTCAGAATGAAACAAGAAAATTCTTCAATCACCTCAAAGTCGTTAATGACGAGTTCATAACTTTCAATCAATGCTTTGATTGAGTTACAACCAACAGTTTTAGTTCTCTTGGTCGTACGAATACCCATCGTTCTTGTTTTGTTCAACTCTGAAATCGTAGCATCGCCTCGACTCTCTTCAGTAAAGAACATGTTCTCATATTCAAGATCGTGATAAAGAATATCCGCAACCTGACCGCCAGAATCATTATTCTCGATCAGCAAATAGGCTTCGTTGTAATACTTCGCAGCTTGGAATATGACGTTGGGAAATAGTAATGGCGAGATGAATGCATTCTTGTATTTAGCCACCATCTTGTATGGTTTCTGAGTGATGTCAATGACAACAAACGCAGAAGCATCAAGACCATTCCCTCTTGCTGTATCTGCAATCAGAACATAGTTATGATCTTTAACAACTTCTTCATGAATATCCATTCCATCAAGGATACGCATGATTGCTTCTGAGAATGTCATTCTTTTTAGCGCAGTTCCAGAAATCAATGTGCCAGAGCTTCCTAAGAATTCGCACTCAACTTCTTGTAAATACTTCTGTTCACCCAGTGCATTCCGTTGATCCTGCGCCCATGCCTCATCTCGACCAGGAACATCACGCCAGTTCGCTTCGAAGTATTTGAAGCCATTTTGATTGTTTGTTGCATCAGTCCACATTCTATAGAAGTGATTCATGCCATTTGGTGTTGATGAGATAAGAATCTTAGACGTCTTACCAGAAGAAATCGTAGGATAAACTGACGTGAAGAATTCTTCAGCAATGTTTGTTGGAACGAATGCAAATTCGTCGAGATACAGAAGGTTGATACTGTAACCTCGAATTGCCGATGATGCAGTAGAGTCTGCCATCACTCGACAATTGTTTTCGAGTTCAATATCACCTTTGTTCCAAGTCTTCACACCTTGCTGAATCCATAACGGCAATGCTTCGTATGCTAATTTGATTCGACTCAGAATTTCTCTGGCTGTTTTTGCTTTGTTTGCCAGAATAGCAACAGTCTTGTCTTGATTGAATAGTATATACCAAAGCAGATAACCAACGACCATAGTTGTTTTACCAACCTGTCTTCCTGCTTTGATGATGACTTGACGTTCATCGTGGAATGTTGTAATCGCTTTTTTCTGAAAATCATAAAGCGAGATGCTCACGAATCCACGGTCAATCGTAACGATCTTTACATAGCGTTCGATAAAATAGATTGGATCTTGCGAACAATGAATGTATTCGTCTAACTCATCTTGAGTCAGAGAGACTTGTACACCAATCGCTTTTAGTTTTGGTGAACCAAGATAGTTCTTTACATTAAGTATCGCCATTCTTTATTTTCTGTAACAGATCACTTGTAGAGCCGACGAAGATTGCTTTGTCAACATTAATGTTTTGCTGTTCAACTTTCCCATCAATATCTTTTCTCATTTTATGAAGATTCATCAGCTTGTCGCTAACATCCCCAATGTTTTTAATCAGAGTCGCAGCAACTTCGTATGCTCTTGGATGCTGCGACTCATTTGCGACAGAAAGAATCCCGCTGATTGCATGCTTACCAGTGTCAATCAAATCATAAAGGTTTGATCTTGTATATTCATAATCTGACTCAAGATCATTACCATAAGATTGAACATGTTGCGGTTTCACTTCAACAATTGGTTTTGTTTCAGATTCAACAGGTTCAACGTCAAATATTTCAGCGAGTTTATCTTTAGTTTCCATTAAACACTCTTAGTCACCAATGGCTTATTAAACTGAGTTCTGAAATAGTTGTTTATGGAATTTGCTGTGTAGTTCTCATCCCATGAGCCTTTTCTATTCTCTCTGGCTCTTTCTAAGAATGTAATACATGCATGATATCTTCTTGCAGTTAACTTAGCGTCTGCTTCTGATAAATTGAAAGTCCCTGTTGATCCGCCATATAGATTAGAGTTTTGTAACACATACCAAACATTTGGTGCATTCGCTCTTCTGAATTCGATCGGAGCTGCGAAATCAACAGTCACATTTTCGTCTGGAACATATGTCGGATCGACATGTTGCATATACGAAACGATATCTTTTTCCCAAGCATTCGCCTGCCATCCCAATGCTGTTGCGATGTTTGCTAAATCATTGTATACTGTGCTAGCAGTATCTTTGCCAGAAGATTGCCAAGCGCTATTAGCAAATTCACGCCAACCAGCTGGTGCGTAGTAATGATTACCGCCAGTATTAGCGGTACCAATTTCAAATTGTGTGTTTGAGGAAGAGACACTAACCCAACTAGCACCAGTGTTAAGTTTAACAAAGGCATTTCTTCCAACTTTTGCAGATTGAACATTACCTGTTGCTGCACTAGTTTCTATTCTGACAATTGAATTATGTTTGTTTATTAAAACATTATCGTCAATATACATAATTCGCGCATTTTCTTTCGGTGTTCCCCCAGGAGACTGAGGTATCCCCATTGCGTACAACATGCCCTCGCCGCCATTACTTTGTCGGTGAAAATGTAAAACTAAATTTGACCTGATTATTGCGCCTTCTGGATCACCAACGCCTGTAAGAATACCAGTTCCATATGCGCCAGGTGGCACCATATGATCGTCATGCAGTACAAGGTTATTTTCTACAGGAGCATTTTGAAAATAAAGTCTACTCGCCTCAGAACCTCCAATTGCTAATGCTGATTGATTCCATAAAAACGCATTATTTCTAGCAGTTCCACCAACGCGCATTTGAACACACCCACCACCACCGCCTCTTGAAATTAAATTACCCTCAAACTCAATTTCTTTATATGAAGAAAGATAGGAGTTTCTATCAAAAAATGTTCTTGACGGTTGAACTCCTGATCCGACTGGTAATGCGTTTCTAGAACCTGTAGCGACAACACCACCAGTCCATGTTGATGGTTTTCTTGGATTTTCTTTATACCCATTCATGTCGAAAACGCATTCTGATATCCAATTTTTATCTGTCTGAGAAATATATAATCCTTGCACGTGTGGATCTCTAAGAACATTATTACTATCTCTGTATGCTAATTGAAATGCGTTGTTGATTACGCATCTTCTAAGAATGTAATTCGACTCATCACCAGTAGAGCTAAGAAATTGAGTGGACCCAATTCCTAATCCTTGCGTCCTAATATCTTCTAAAAGAATATTTCTTGCTCCATATTGGACTTGGAGGAAAGACTCGCCATATGGAGAATTATCTAAGAAGTCAAGAGAGAAAAAATAAAAATTGCTTTGTGAAATAGTTCCCCAAATTAATGAACTGATGTTCATGTTTGCGATTTTAGGTCTATCGATTGTAATATCCCCATATGCGCCAAAAACTCTTCTTTCTTTGAAAGTTGGTCCGCCGCCAGTTCCTAATGCTAGAAGCAACCCACCTGGGTATGAATTTCCTGATACTAATGTTGATAAATCGATCGTATCCCCACGTTTGAATAATAACCAATCTGGAACTCTTGATGCAGCAGTGCCAGTTGGAATGCATCTGGCTGCAGTATAAGCAGGCGTTAATGAAGCATATGGATAAATTTGACCTGTTGGCTGCGTTGGATCGGAACCAATCGCAGCATCAGTTGGGAGATAATATCCACGACCATATTGATTGTTGCTAGCTGTTGTATCATTACCATCGGAAGTTGAAACATAAACTATTCTAGAGTTTTGAGATAAAAATTGATTTGGTATTACCCAACCATCATTGTCAAATAATATTCCTCTTTTAGTTTTTGTTCCTGGTGGAACATCAGTTTTAGTTTTCCCGAAAGCGAGTATTCTGGTGAACGATTTCATATTATTACCCGAATGATATTAATTGAGCGAATGTTGTATATACAAAATTCCTATTCATTATACTATATGAGATGATATCAGTTTTATTTGGATTCCCGTTCGGAGTGACTCCGCCTAACCAGGTTATTGTTTGCGCGACTCCTCCAATTTGCACAGCATTTGGTAGATATGCAGTTCCTCCTTGGTTCAGAACTATAGTCAAGCCAATTGCGGTATTTGCTGGCAATGCTGTATTTGCGAAATTTGCAGTAAAATTGCTTGCAATTTGAGAGTGCACAAACACAGTATTGTTTCCATTAGCGCAATCGTGAGTTACGACTCCGCTCGAGAATGTTAAATCTTTAATAAACTCATAAGTGACAAATCCTTCTCCTGGCACACCAATCGGACCAACTGGACCAACCACACCTTGTGCCCCAACGCCACCAGTTGAACCTTGTCGACCTTGTGCTCCTTGCGCTCCTTGAACACCAGTAGAACCAGTTGCTCCTTGCGCTCCAGCGGTTCCCTGGGCACCAGCAGATCCTTGAACGCCAGTGGCTCCTTGAGCGCCAGCAACACCTTGCGCTCCTGTTGCTCCAGTTGGTCCAGGCGCTCCAGTCGCGCCAGTTGCACCAGGAGCTCCTGTTGCCCCAGATGATCCAGTTGGACCTGTTGGTCCAGTTAGTCCTGTTGCTCCACTTGCTCCCTGAGCGCCAGTAGGACCAGCAGGTCCTTGCGCTCCTGGCGCTCCAGTTGGTCCAGTTGCTCCTGATTCTCCAGTTGCGCCAGGAGCACCAGTTGCACCTGATTCTCCAGTTGCGCCAGGAGGACCAGATTCACCAGCAGCTCCTTGTGCGCCAGGTGCACCAGATGCTCCTTGTGCGCCAGCGGGTCCAGTTGGTCCTGGCGATCCAGCAGTTCCCTGAGCGCCAGATGCGCCTTGCGCGCCAACAGGACCAGGAGGACCAGCTGGTCCAATCGGACCAGGATCACCAATGTCACCAGTTCTTGCTAAAGTGACTGAGATTGATTCGTTATTTGCAAAAGAATTAGTTGTATTTGAAAAACTTGCGCAATTTACTGTAAAATAACCAACATTTTCAATAACATCGTCGATTGTGTACAATACATAGTTTCCAGTATTCGACAGCGAAGTTATTTTAAAATGCCCTTTAATAGATGATGTAGAATCATCTATAGTTCTCATATATGTTTGAATATCAATTGTACCAACACTCTGGTCATCAATATACATTTGAGTCGCTGACGTCAAATTGGCATTATTGAATTTAACTTTTCCGTCGCCTGGGTCGCTTTCGGTTGTGTTTGTTAAAAACGTATAATCAAAACTTGCTCCACCAAATCCGCCAGCTTCTCCAGGAGCTCCTTGTGCTCCGCCCCCAGCTGCCCCCTGAACGCCTGGTGCACCAGGTGCACCCTGAGCGCCAACACCCAAAGCGCCTTGTGCACCCTGCGCTCCAGGAGTTCCCGATGCGCCTTGAGCGCCTTGTGGTCCAGACGTTCCTGGTGCACCAGCTGCACCAGGTGCACCAGTAGCACCAGTTGCACCAGTTGCACCAGTAGCACCAGTTGCACCAGTTGCACCAGTCGCTCCTGGCGATCCTGGAGTACCAGGAGTCCCTGGTGCACCCTGAACACCTTGCGCACCACTACCACCACCACCGCTGGCATAAAGTTCATCAAAATTCTGATTGACTTTTGTGAATGCGGTCCTTAACTTATCGCCAGTTCCATCATTCGCAGATGTTCCAACATTAATTGTTTGTTTTGCCATTTTAGTTATCCGTCGTTATCGTCTACTGATATTGTTGCGTTATCTGTGAACAATATTGTACTGTCAGCCACTTCAAAGTTTCCGATATATGGTTGTTCTTGTATAATATCTGTGAACCCATAATCACTATTAGCGTTCGCAGAATATGGATCTGGAACAACTGCTTGATAAACGTATTGTGTATTTGCGATATCATAATCGTATGTATTCGCAATAGCTTTCCGAATGATTTTCGCAGTGGAATCTTCAGTCGCAAAGAAAAATGTTTTCATTGTAAACCTCAAAGTCCAAATCAATATTCTTGTTGTTGTATCTGGACCTTCGTATTCTGGGTTATAATCAATTGAATCTAATTGAACAGGAACATCTAATGCAATATCATAGCCATCAAGGTAATTCAATGTCATTACATAATCTGGTGCGAAAAACGGAAGGATCTGTTCAACGATTTGCGTTCCATCTTCAACGTTCCTCACATAGATGTTCAATTCAAATCCTATGTTGTAAGGAACGGGTCCATAGACTTTGGATACAGTGGTTTCATCATTCGCATTGACTTTGGTTACTGTATTGAACTTTGATAATTTTCTTGATGAGTCATATGAAAGAGAAGTCATTTCAAATGACATTCTTGGTAATTGAACTTGAGTTGCTTTTGCTAATTCAGGTTCTGAAAACAATCTTGAAACAAAGTTTTCTTTTCCAGAATATGACACTGGTACTGTTTGCCTTCCATGCTCTTCGGTACCATCTTTACTATACTTTAACAGTGTGATGTTATTGAATAGATTCCCAAAAGAAACAACATTCTTTCTTATGATTCTGTGATAGAAATGATTAGTGCTAAACATTATAATTCACCAAATGGATTGCTTTCAGTAAAATCTATAATGCTTGATGCTTCTGTTTCAATTTGTCTATTGTTATCAATTAGATCTGAAACATTGTCCATCTCATCAACGCTCAACATAGTGTATGCTGCGTTCGTTGTTACGCCACGAATAACAGTATTCACTGCAAACTCGCCAACAATGCTTCGAAGATCAAGTTTCAGCGTTGGTTTGTCCCATGCTGTGACTTCAGCAGTTGCCGTAGCGTTTGCATAACTATTTCCTTGGTATACAATTTCATTGGTTTGATACGTCAATGTTCCACCACTTTGCATTGAGAATCTATATGAAGAAGCATTCAGTAATTGCATATCGTCAACTTCCGTCCAACCAGTATCCATATTGTCATTATTGAATCTGAAGAATTCACAATTCAATTTAAAACCGTAGAAATTATTCTTACCAAAGGTGAAGAAGAAATGCTCTTCCTCAACGAATTTAATTTCAAACAGAGCTTGGAAATTTTTGAGCCAAAGTAAATCACCTTCGCGTGGTCTTGGATAATCAGCGATAGGAATGACTTTCTTATAGGCTCTGTGTGGAAGAATGAAGCTGACTTCTTTTCTAACTTCCAATCCAAATTTACTAAAAAACTCTCCCCCATCAAACCCATCAACATTGTTAATGTAAACTTCCATTGGGTATGCAGCGCTGAACTTCTTGGTCGGATCATCACCAAACAATAAATCAATCTCAGAATCTGAATCTCTAGGAATATAGTACGAATCTATTCCGTAGATCTTTACAACTTCTCCGATTAAATCTTCGTAGAGAAGTTGTTCAGGTCTTGAATTAAAATTGTTAAAGTAATTACTTGTTGCCATTATCCAACCAAGAAGCCTGGTGGCTCTTCATGAACTTCACGCAAATCTTCTTCGAGTTCTTTTATTTCTTCTACAGCTTCATCATAGATCTGCTGACCATTCATCATAATGCCACCAGGCAATTGAACCCCTGTAAATTTTTTGAGATTATTTCCCCACTGACGCTTAAACAATGCAGTGGTGTATTTCAGAAGCCAAGTTTCGCTCCAAAATTCAGATGAGTTATCTACATCTAATTTTTGATAGCATTCAAACACAATATATTTACCAACAGCTATTTGACTTTCCCAATTAAAGTCAACGAATATTTTATTATCTCTACGATTGAATCGAATCGGAGTTTCACCAACGAGAATCATTTCCAATGTTCTGAGATGTGAGCGCACCATCGTGTAATAGAGATAATCAGCAGAACTGAAGTCATACAATTCATTCAAACGTAACTGATAGTTCAAATCAAAAATGTTGAAGTCGCTACCAGTATAAATTGAATCGCTTTGAAGTGGAAATATCCGAGTCACACCAATGATTGAATCAGGACATGTAATATACTTATTCGTAACATCATTGGCAGTGACTTGGTGTTTGTAATAAACTAAATTGGTTCCATCAGTATGATATGATTGAAACTTTGATATCGCGTCGTCTATTCTATCTTCAAGCTGATCTTCGTCAACGTTGATTTCAATAACAGGAAATCCAAGCGCACGTAAACAGTAATCTTTAAGTGTAGTTCTGTTTGTTGGTTTTGCCATGTTATTCCCTGAAATTAATATCTATTTATTAGATCAAACAATTTCAATTCTACCGCATCTAATCTATTTTTCAATGTATTGTTCTCTGCGATCAATTCTTTAATTGCTTCTACAAGCAAAGGAACAGTCTTTTCATATTGAATTGTATAGTATCTATCATCGGCTGGTGCTGGTCTAACAGCTTCTTCCAACGCAACCAACATTTCTTGAGCCGAAAGACCAACAAATTTTCTATTGGTGTCGAATCCTAACCTTTTACCTTCTTCATTGAAATTAAAGAAGAATCCATTCAGTGATGATATACGAACTAATGGATTATCAATGTTTCCAAGTTTATTTTTCAGTCTGTCGTCAGAAGCGAATGCAGTAATATCGTTGTTTGCGAAAATATTGTTTGCGTATAATGTAGCGCTTGATGGAATAAATCTGAGTGAAGGTTCAGTGTTATCTATCAACAATGATTGTCCACTACCAGCTCCAGCAACAAATGTTAAGTAATGAGAAGATGTCGATGTGCTGGCTGCAACAGTGACTGTTGATGGTGCTGTTCCTGGTGCGCCTTGAGCGCCAGCTGCGCCTTGAGCGCCATCTGGACCAGGAGATCCTTGACCAAGATCTCCCTGAGCACCAGCAGATCCCTGAGCACCAGCAGCACCTTGTGCACCAGCAGCACCTTGTGCACCTGCAGCTCCCTGAGTACCAGCACCTTGTCGACCTTGCGCTCCTTGGACTCCCGCTCCCTGAGCACCTGCTGCTCCTTGAGCACCAGCTGATCCTTGGCTACCAGCAGCACCTTGTGCACCAGCAGCACCTTGTGCACCTGCAGCTCCCTGAG